CTTTTTTTTCTTCTGTTTCTGCAGATCAAACTGTAAGTGATAATGCAGTTACAAAAGTTCAATGCGATACAGAACATTTTGATACAAATAGTGCTTATGATAATTCAACAAATTATCGATTTACAGTACCAAGTGGTCAAGCTGGTAAATATCATGTTTATGCGTCTTTGCAAACTAGGTCAGTTGCTAATACTGAACAATATAATACCACAGCATTTATTTATAAAAATGGATCAAATTTTTTAGCAAATGAAATTAATCCATATAACAATCCAATATCAGTATTGAATACAAAATTAAGTGCAGTTATTGATTTATCTGTTGGTGATTATTTAGAATTTTATGGTAGATCAGATACAGTATCTGGAACTGTATATTTTCGTCATGATTCAGCAGCTCATACAGATAATCCAACAATAGGAACTACTCATTGGGGAGCATACAAAATTATAGAATAGGATAAATTATGGCGATAACTAGACTAGGACCAAATCAATTATTAAACTTAGCAAACAATGTTACAGGAACATTGCCAACGGGTAATGGTGGTACAGGTGCAACTAGCTTTACAGCAGGTAAGTTGTTACAATTTGTAAATCAAGAAGAACAGACTTCTTTTGTTACAAATAGTTCTAGTGCAGTAGATAGTGGAATTAACGTATCAATTACACCAACGGCAACAAACAGTAAAATTTTACTTACTACAAACTTTATTACAAGAACTGCTGGAAACACATATTGTTCTTTTTATGTTTATAGGCAAATAAATGGTGGTGGGTACTCTGAACTAGATCAATTAGAAATAGGTTGGCATTATTATATTAATGAAACTATATCAACAACTTTTTATTCAAAAAAAATAGATACAACACATAATACAACAAATCAAATTGATTACAAAATATATTGTCATGTTCAAGGTGGTGGAGGAAACATGAGTATATTAATAGATAATGCACATAATTTAGGTAATTTTTCAGCAATGGAGATTGGAGCATGATAATAGAAGCAATATTAAAAATTAATCCTAATGCAGTTGTTTCTGTTAGAGGAGATGATATTAACACTTGTGAAATACAATGGCATGAAGGAACAACACCTATTCCTAAAGCTGACATAGAAGCTAAGATGGCAGAATTACCTACTGCTGAAGAAGAAGCTGCACAAAAAGAAACAGATTCAGCTTCAGGTAAACAAAAACTCAAAGATCTAGGATTAAGCGACGCTGAGATAAAAGCATTGACAGGAGCATAGACCATGCTTGGCCTGACTTCCATATCCGGTGCTCCAATATCGACATCGTTCTTTAATCCTAACGTTACTGTTAATGTAACCGGTAATGGATTAACTTTAGGTGTGGGTAGTTCAACTGCACTAGCAGGAGCACTCGCAACCCCATCAGGAAGCCCACTAACTTTAGGCTTTGGATCACTAACAATAAGTGGAGCAGCAAACGTAACACCTACTCCCACACCATTAACTTTGGGTGTTGGCACAGTGACAGTGACAGCTGCAGCCAATGTTTCGGTCACAGGAAATCAATTGACCATTGGCACCGGAAGTGTTACAGTATCGGCAGCGGCAAAAGTGTTACCGACTGGTTCACCGATGACGTTAACAATAAAAGACGCGGGTATTATTACTTGGAACGACATTGATCCAGGAGCGACAATGGTTTGGACACCGATAGACCCGTATTAGGAGAATTATGGCATCAACTTTTTCAACAAACTCAAAATTAGAACTTGTCACTACAGGTGAAAAAGCAGGTCTTTGGGGCACGATCACAAATACAAATCTACAGATATTAGAACAGCTATCTTCAGGTTATCTATCAACAGCACAATTAGCATCTGGAGATCTGGCTTTAGCACTTGATAATGGTGCAACTTCTAATGGTAAGAATATATACATCAAACTAACAGGCACATTAGGTGCAAATAGAAATGTAACCATACCAGATGGATCTGAAAGGGTCATTATATTTGAAGACGCAACAACAAGAGGCACTTCATCATTAAATACGATAACAGTAAAGACTGTATCAGGAACAGGGGTTCTATTACCGATAGGATCTACTTCATTAGTTTATTCGGACGGTACAAACGTTAGTCTTGGTATTCGTAACAAAGGTTATGTAACTTTAAACTCTTCAACAATCACCACATACACAGCGGTAGATGGAGATCAGATATTTGCAAATACAACGGCTAACCCAATTACAGTGACCTTACCTGCATCACCGCCAGTGGGATCAGAGGTCACGTTTATTGATGCAAGAGGGACTTTTGCAAATAACAACCTGATTATCAATAGAAATAGTCAACCAATAAATACAGGTACATCAAACCTAACACTGAACACTAACGGTCAAGCTTTTACATTAGTGTATGTAGACGCAACAAGAGGCTGGGCATTCAAGACAAACACGGCATAAGGAGCACGGACCATGGCTCTAATTGAATATAATTTCTTACCTGGAATTGACAAGCAAGATACAACTGCAGGAGCAGAGAACAGATGGATAGACTCTGACAATGTGAGATTTAGATATAGTCTACCAGAAAAAGTTGGCGGTTGGTCTTCTTTAATATCAGACACTATCGTAGGTGTCGCTAGAAAACAACATGCTTTTGTTGATCTAGAAGGAAATAGATATGTGGCTATTGGAACCGATAAATTTTTATTATTATACTTTGAAGGACAATTATTTGATATAACACCTATCAAAGCAACGATCGGAAGCGTTGTAATGTCTGCTCAGGATGGAACACAGGAAGTATCATTAACATTTTCATCTAATCACAATCTAGAATCTGGTGATATTATCTTATTGGACAATGTAACAGTACCAGGTGGTATAGGTCTGACAGATGCTGCTTTTGAAGATAAACTATTTCAAGTAACCAGAGTTACTTCATCCTTGATCGCAATCGTGACAGGTACACAAACGACATCGGGTTCTGCAGGTGGAGGATCTTGTTCTGTTATTCCTTATGAAAAAGTTGGACCTGCCGCACAATCTTATGGTTATGGTTTTGGTATAGGTCAATATGGTGGAACTGTTCAAAGCCCATTCACTACAACTTTAAATGGATCATTAAATGCAGATACTGCAGGTACTGGTGGATCAGGAACCACGATTAATGTTACATCAAACTCTGGCCTTCCAGCAACAGGGACCATAGCAGTCGGAAATGAATTAATCACATATACTGGAAAAGGTACAAACACTTTAACAGGTATTACCAGAGGTGCTTTTGGAACCGCAACCTTTGGGACTTCAAATGGTCAAGCGCATTCAAACTTAGACGCTGTTACTGACGCTTCAAACTTTACTGGTTTTGGAAGTGCTGTAAAAGCTTCTCAGGTTATATTGGAACCCGGTCTGTGGAGTCTTGATAATTTTGGTCAGGTATTAATTGCAACAATTGGAAACGGTAAAACATTTACATGGAATGCAGGAGCTGCAGCGCCAACAACAGTAAGAGCTGCCACAAACACTTCCGGTTTTTCTACAGCATCTAATCCAACAGCATCAAGATTAACTCTTGTATCACCAACAACAAGACACTTATGTCATCTAGGAACCGAAACAACTATCGGAGATGAGACAACACAAGATGATATGTTTATAAGATTTTCTAATCAAGAGGATATAAATGATTACGCAGCAACTGCGATTAACAGTGCTGGTGATTTTAGATTACAAGATGGCACAAAAATTGTAGGTGCAATCAAAGCGAAAGAAACGATTCTAGTATTTACAGATAATGCATTGTACACAATGAAATTTGTAGGTGCACCTTTTACATTTGGATTTGAGCAGGTTGGCACCAACTGTGGATTGATTGGTAAGAATGCAGTTGTTGAGATAGATGGTGCAGCTTTCTGGCTATCACCAAATGGTTTTTTTATGTTTGATGGTACAGTTAAATCATTACCTTGTTCTGTTGAAGATTTTGTATTTGATAATTTTGATACAACAAAAGGACAACAGGTTGCAGCAGGTATTAATAACCTGTTTACAGAAGTTGTTTGGTATTATCCGTCACAAGGATCTAGTTTTAATGACAAATATGTTGTATTTAATTATGGTGAACCTATGAAAGGTGGTGTGTGGTATACAGGAACAGAATCAAGGACCTCTTGGATTGATGCTATCGTATATCCAAAGCCTTATGGTACAAAATATGACAGTTCATCTAATGGTACTTTTCCAGATGTTATTGGTCAAAGTGGTTTGGGTCAGACAAAATTCTTTGAACATGAGGTAGGAACAGATCAAGTTAATGAAGATGGATCTACTACTATAGTTTCATCATTTGTAAAATCATATGATATTGATTTAGAACAGAGACAAAGAAATGCACAAGGTAGAGCTAGCGGTCCTAAAGTTGCAGGTGAAGTATTTTTAGCTATGAGAAGATTTATACCAGATTTTAAAACATTAATTGGTAATGCAAAAGTAAGTTTAGGAATAAAAAGATATCCTCAACAATCTGATACCACAACAACATTGAGTCCTTTTACAATAGACTCAACTACAATTAAAAAAGATACAAGAGCTAGAGGTCGATTTATAAACGTTAAAATAGAAAACGATGATAGTGGCGAATCCTGGAGATTTGGTACACTTCGTTTGGATATACAACCAGATGGACGTAGATAATGGCTAAGATAAATATTAGAATACCCGAACCAAAAACAGAATACGATGTGTCTAACCAAAAACAAATTAACAGAGCTTTAACTATTATGAAGGATCAATTAAATTCTACATTTTTAGATGAATTAAAACAGGAGCAAGAAAGATTTTCTTGGTTTATAAGTGGCTAATATATATAAAAACGCAAAAGTAGATTTAACTACCACGGACAACACCACGGTGTACACAGCACCTTCTGATTCTAGAGCTATAATCAAAAGTATTATAGTATCTGAAGATGCTGGATCAGGATGTGATATAACTTTTACCATAACAAACGCTGCATCTGCGGTATTTAATTTGTTTAAAGATAAGACAATAGCCTCAAAAACAACAACAGAGCTGCTAACTCACCCTTTAATTCTAGAAGAAAATGAGGTATTAAAGGCACAGGCATCAGATGCAAATGAATTACACGTAATTGCATCAATATTGGAGATAAACAGGGATTAATATGTCATTTATAGAAACAGAAGCATCATATAGAATAGAAGTAATAAACGGTAAACCGGTCAAGATTATTACACCACAGACAGAAGTTACATTAACTAATATGAAAACAGGACAAGAGTATAACTCAGACGCAGAAGCTATGCAAGACGTACAGGATTCAAACACTGATACCGTAGCTGATGACATTAAAAGAGATGTTAAGGTAATTGTAGAAGCTTTACCACTTGGAGGAGATACAAAATTATAGTATAATAGAACGATGGCGATCACAAGAGCACAACAAATAAGACAAATGTTAGAAGATGGAGGTATGTTAGTAAAACCATCTACAACTGGCAAAAGACCAGGTTATGCTGGTCCAGCAGGAGGAGCGTCGGCTGGAGGAAACTATGGAGGGGATAGTTCTGGTGGAGTTGGCGCCAATGAAATGTCAGGTGCTGGTGGAGGAGGTGGACAGGGACCTGCAGGGGGAGCATCAGCTGGTGGAAATTATGGCGGAAATAGAAATCCAGAACAAACCTATGGCGGTAGTATTTTTGGTGGCGGTGGAGGTGGACCTAAAGGACCACCAAGTGTACTTAATAAACCTAAAGCTAAACCTAAAGCTCCACCACCTAAACCAGATGTGAAATCAAAACCAAGTTTTTTTGATAGAGTAAAAAGTTTTTTTAGTAGAGGTATTTTAGGAAAAACTTTAAGTGGTTTAGCTAATAGTAAATTAGCTCAGTTAAATAATGCATTCCAAAGAGAACAATATTTAGAAAATCTAAAAGAAACAGATCCAAAAGCTTATGCTGAAGTAATGGGAGATCTTACAGCTATGGGATATGTTACATCTGGTGTTGGTCCGATAGATACCAAGATGGGCCTAGATCCTACATTTAAAGATTTAGGTGAAGAGCAAGCTAAAGCAATTTTAGAAGGCGGTAGAGCAGATCCTAATAGTCCAACAGGATTAAGCACTGATTATAGTGATTATCAACAAAAACAAATGAGTAGGTTTACACCTGAAGGTGGTCCTGACGGAAATAACTCTGGAATAACTCAAGCTCTTCCTCTTTGGGCTCAATTAGGTTTTAACAGTGAGGCTGAATATCTAGCTTCATTGAATCCTGCAACCACGACACCAACACCAAGCACTAGAAATTTCGGTGGCCTTGCTCCAAGATTCGCGGGCTCTATATTTGATTTCACGGGTATGGCTGAGGGTGGACGTGCGGGTTTTCAAACAGGAGGTTCCTCTGGAGTTTCAATGCAGAATACCTTAGCTCAAAACATTGCTGCTAATAATGCTCAAGCAGTTGCTAATCAAAAAGCTAGGGGTGCGATCTCTGCTTTACTATCTTCTAAAACATCACAAACAAGTCCGGCCACTACAACTGCATCTATGCCCTCACCAAGTTCAATGGCTTCGACGCCTTCAACAAGTCCAATGGCTTCAACCAGTTTCACATCACCACAATCATCTAGTTCTCCATCATTATCACAAATGACAACACCACCTAATGTGCCATCAGGAACAGGTGGTTTTACGATAAATACTCCAACAGGACCAGCAACATTTAGTGGTCCGGGTTATTTTGGTTCACAAGGAGTTATGTTAGATGGAAAGATCTATTACAGTGAAGAAGACGCTATCAAGGATTTAGGTATCGAAAGATACAATCAATTGATGGCCGATGGTGGACGTGCAGGATATATGGACGGTGGTATGATCGAAGAAGATGATCCTGTAGGAGGAATCATGGACCTTGAATCAGGGAGACAGATGTATTTCTTAGGTAGGCTAGTTAAAAAAGCAACACGTGCAGTCAAAAAAGTTGTTAAGTCACCTGTAGGTAAATTAGCTTTAGGTTATGCCCTAACTGGAGGTCTAAGCAATCTGGCTGCAGGAAAATCGTTTGGTGCTAATTTTTTTAGTCCTTCATCTTTTATTTCTAGAGGTGGAATAAAAAACATTTTTACAAGAGGTGGAGTTAAAAATATTTTATTTGGACAAGCCCCTGTTGGCGTTAACAGACTTACTTCATCAGGTTTACTAGGATCAGGTGGTAAATTTTCAATCGGTAAAGGTCTTACTTTAGGTTTTGGTATACCGGCAGCATTAGATTATTTTGGTGTTGGTAAGGAAAAAGAGGAAGACGGTTTTGATGTGGAAGAGTATTACAGAACTCAGGGAATAGATGTAGATGCTATAAGAAATAGCCCTTATCGTTTTTTAGCCCCAAGAATGGTAGGTAGTAGATTTGAACAAGCAGATGGTGGTCTAATGAGAATGGGTTATCAGGAGGGTGGAGATGCGGAACCGGTAGCTAAAAAGACCATGCCATTACTAGATATGGATGGTCAAGAAAAAGACTACAGAGAGACAGGTGGTTTTGTCGACATGGGTAGAATGGAAAGAGCAGACGATGTGCCTGCCAGACTATCAAAGAATGAATTTGTATTTACGGCTGACGCTGTAAGAAATGCTGGTGAAGGAGATGTAGACAAAGGAGCAGAAGTTATGTATAACATGATGAAAAACCTCGAATCCGGAGGTGAAGTATCAGAAGAATCGCAAGGATTAGATGGCGCTAGAGAAATGTTTCAAACATCACAAAGATTAGAGGAAGTATTATAATGGCAACAGAAAC